AATGGTTCCTTGGAAGGATGACGAGGGCTGGAAGGCGGGCGGTGCCGCAGAGCGATACGTGAAGGCTACCACTAGAATCATAGGTGCTATTGCCCGCAATGATGACAACTGGGAGCGAGAGCTTATTATCTACAACCTCCGATATGTTACGCCCATGGCTGGGTTTGGCATGAGCGTTCCCGCCCAAAACTTGGTTAAGCTTATCTCTGCCAAACAGAACGACTACGCCTTTGAGGATATAAAGGGGAAGTCCTATGCCGAGTTCTACTACAATCACCCCGCAAGATGGTTCTCTGGTGTTGCGCTTGGCATTAAAGCAGTTGATAAGAGAGAGAAGTTTAATAAGCCAAAAGAAGATGAAGACTAGTAAAGTTCTTGACAAGAAGTTGCGACCCCTATATATAACATAACGAGGAATATCATGGCCCTAGAAACAACTATTAATTCAGTATCAGCTTCACCAATAGAGCCGACTACCGGCTTCCCATTCAATGTGCCGTTTTTTGACATCGCCGACATTGTAGTAACGGTGCTATTAACTCAGGAAGACGGGCCCAAAAAGCTAACATATACTGACGATATTGCTAATAATAACAACAGCTACTTCAGTATCGAGCCCACCAATGGCGACACCGCGCTGGGTGCCGAGATTACAATAGGCGGGAACGGTTACGGGGCAGGAAGTCAGGTGGTCATCGAGCGCGTCTTACAGTTCACACAGCAGTATGACCTGCAGGAAGGATCTTCCATTGACCCCACGGCCCTTAACAAAGCACTAGACCGTATGGTGGCGCAGAACCAACAGCAAGAGGTCGGGATTGCTAAGGCCATTTCCTTCCCCGCTACTGACTCCGGGGTGTCCTACGAGGTTACGCAGAGCCCTACAGCACGGGCCGGCAAAGCACTAGGGTTCGACTCGGACGGTAACATCTCGGAGCTTTCCTTGGTGGATGCCGGTGGTGTGGCGGTGAGTAATACCAAAGGGTTGGTGATTTCTGGCGGCATTATTGAGGCCAAGACAGACGGTGTAAGCACAAGCTTCGGCTCCGGTGGTAACATTATCGTTAAGGACGGCGGTGTTACTACAGAGAAGCTGGCTGTTAATGCGGTAACTTCCCCCAAGATTCTTGATGATGCCGTAAATACCAGTAAGATCCTTAATAAGAATGTGACCTTTGCGAAGATTCAGGACATCTCATCGACAAGAGTTCTGGGGCGGGTCTCATCTGGTATCGGGACAGCGGAAGAGCTTGTCCTTGATACCAATCTGGACACCACCTCTAACTCTCACGATACACTTGCCTCGGCCAAAGCCATTAAGGCTTATGTGGATGGGCTGACCTACGACTTGGAATACGTCGCAGTTACAGGCGGAACAACCGGACTGTATCAAACAGGATCTGGTACTTACACATTCAATATTGAGGATTTCATCGGGACGGACTTGGACACGGATGAGATCCGGTGGATACACATTGAAGCGTATGCGTTTAGTGCGAATGGCAGCGTCAATAAGGTGTCGGTTACTTACCCAGACGGTACGTCCACTATATTATGCGAAGCCTATGGGGATAACAGCGACGACGACGGCGGCAACAGATTAACCGGAGCAGTTCCAATAAACAAAAATCAAACTTCGTTTCAGCTAGTAAATACAGGCGCGACCTTCCAGATCCGAGGCGCAACGCAACGCACATTCTCATAAACTTGACTAGTAGGAACACGCAATGGATTTATCAAAAGCAGAGCAGGAGTGGGTGGAGACGGCGAGCAAGTACGTTGACACTAAGCACCTACCACTGGCGGGTAAGTTATTAAAGACGTTTGAAGACACGTCAACTATCATAGGGCGCGGCATCCTGCTTGCCCTTATGTTTGGCGGCATGGCCGGTGTACTCTGGTGGGTCGGGTCAAGAATAGTAAAATTTTAAGGGGATATTATGGGAAAGTTAGAAAAGATTTCGAACAACGGACAGACTAACAAAAATTGGCGCGACGTTATTGATGCTGGTATCGACCGCATTAATGAGTCATCCATGGATAGTGACGTTACCTTAACCGTTAGTGCAACCGCCGACGAGGTGATTGCTACTGGCTACATTGAGGGAACCTTTTCAGGGGCAAACCGATTACAGGACGCCATTGACGCCGTACCCAAGAACTTGGGCGGCAAGTACCTTAAGGTACAGTTTATGGGCACATCCGGGGCGGCTAAAACATACGCCTTTAATACTACCATCCAGTTCAAAAACTTCACTTCCGGCGGCATCCTTCTGCTGGGCGATGCGGCAGAGGATGATCAGGTCGACGGCGGCCGGGTACTTCACGCCGACCAGTCCAATACACTAGACTTTACGGGCAACACCTCCACCGAGACGGGAACAGCGGGTATTGAGTTCAACCGTTGTGACGCCTTCCCCAAGGTTCGTAACCTTAAGCTTATGATCCCTGACACGGACGGATTCGAGGCCATACTTGGTTATGACTGCGACACTATCGAGGTAGACGGGTGCCAGATTACTGGTACCATCGAGGGGGAAAATAATAGCCGCGGGGTAACCTTTGTCTACTGTGATAACGCATCTGTCAGGAAGACCTACATTGATAGCGTTCGCTTTGGTGTTTACTCGCGGCTGGGTTCGCAGGTATATGTAGACGAATCTCAATCACTTAATGGCTCCGACGAACGGCCGGATTACTTTACCTACGCTGGCACCGGCGGGATTCTCACAAATAACTGCATACCTAAGCAGGGCTCTATCGCTGACTGCAGTGCCAGTACCGGAACTATCCGAAACACGGATGATATCTGGGTATATCTGAACGAAACCATGAACGGGGAAACGATACAGGACATCATTGATAGACAGCCCCGCAGTCTAAACGGCCGCGAGATTACGTTCCAGTTTGGTGACGGCACTTACGCCCTCGAACAAAAACTAATGTTCGTAGGCTTTGGTAATGGTGCGCTTAATATCCTAGGCAATGATGCCAACTCAAGTAGTGCTTCCTCCAAGTCTGTTATCCTTAACTTCACGGACGCAGAATCCGGCATCTATGTTAGGCAGTGCGAAGAGCTTTACGTTCGGGATCTTTATATCAAAATCATTGACACTAGTGGCAAGGCCGCCCTGTCTTTGGAGCGGACTACAGAGAGCACGGTGGATTCCTGCTCACTTTACGTTAGCGGTACCGCGTTGAAAGATAACTACGGGATCAAATCAACACGTACTAAGTCATTCATTCTCGACTGCTTCTTTGGTAACGGAGAGTACGGTATCTTTGCTGGCGAGGCGGCTCATGTTTCGGTAAAGAATGCCGGTGTGATTGATAGTGTGACGGCACCGGATTACGGTAACGCGGCTTATAACGGAGGGATCTTAGGGGCATTCGATGGCTTGCTTGAGGGCACGGTGGAGACGTTCCGCAAGAGCGATAGCGGCGTTATCACCAACCTCTTAACCCAAGAGTTGGACGATAATACCAACACCGCAATGGGCACGGAGGTCTTGAAATCCCTCGACGACGGCGTGAACAACACGGGTGTTGGTTACAAAGCACTCAATGATAATATCGGCGGCGACAGCAACACAGCCGTCGGATATGGCTCCCTGCAGAATAATAATAGCGGCGATAAGAATACGGCTGTCGGGGCGAACGCGCTCCTTGCTAACGAAACAGGTGTTAGTAACGTGGCTGTCGGATACGACGCGCTCGCCGCTAACAAAGCAAGTCACAATACGGCCACCGGGATGTGCTCGCTCAAGGCTAACACAACCGGCATCAAGAACGTAGCCGACGGAAAGAGCGCACTCAAGTCCAACACCTCGGGCTCGTATAACACGGCTAGTGGTTACGAGGCACTCAAGACCAACATCGCGGGCACGAACAACACTGCCTCCGGATATAACGCACTCCACAAAAACACCGCAAGCAACAACACAGCCGTTGGGGTAAGTGCACTCTACACCAACGAGGGAGGTGGCAATAACGTGGCTGTCGGCATGGATGCACTCCAGGCCAACATAGCGGGCTCCGAAAACACAGCCGTCGGAATGAGCGCGCTCAAGGACAACACCGAAGGAAACGAAAACACCGCCTCCGGGGTTTACGCACTCTACAATAACGTCGAGGGAGATGCCAACACAGCCGTCGGTTACAAGGCACTCGAGGCTAACGCACCTTCAACGGCGTCAGGGACCGAAGGCCATAACAACACTGCCGTTGGAAGTAACTCACTCGTGGCTAACACGACCGGCCTTCGTAACACAGCCACAGGAACGACCTCACTGTATAAAAATGTAGGGGGCTATGATAACACAGCCGCCGGAGTGAGCGCACTACACGATAACGTCTCGGGAATCAGCAACACCGCCATAGGAGTGAGCGCACTACACGACAACACCGCAAGTAACAACACGGCCATTGGTAAGGACGCACTGTATAAAAACGTGGGAGGCTCCTACAACACAGCCACCGGAGGGAGCGCACTCTACACCAACGAGGGGGGCGCGGAAAATACTGCCACCGGATCGAACGCACTGAATAAAAATAAAGAGGGCGGTGCCAACACAGCCGTCGGAGTAAACACACTCCGCGAAAACGACGCGGGTTCCAGCAATACAGCCGTTGGGAAGAATGCACTCTACTTCAACGACGCCAACAACAACACTGCTATCGGTAATTCCGCCCTAACAACCAACACAACCGGTCACCATAATACGGCTACAGGAACGGGCGCGCTGTACGACAACACAGGCGGCACGCACAACACAGCCACAGGAACTGACGCGCTCAATGCTAACACAAACGGCGACTACAACACTGCCGTCGGGAGATATGCCCTTAAAAACCCGACGGGCGAGACCGCTAATAGAAACACGGCAGTCGGTGCGAGTGCCCTTTACGGAGCTGTGGATGGCGACGGCGCGGACAACACTGCCATCGGATACAACACACTCTACTCTAACGATGGCGGACTTCAGAACACAGCCTTGGGGGTGAACGCGCTCCACGACAACACCGACGGTGACAGCAACACCGCCAGTGGTTACAAGGCACTCTACGACAACACCGAAGGCAACCACAACACCGCCTCCGGGGTTCACGCACTCTACACTAACGTCAAGGGAGATAAAAACACAGCCGTCGGTTACAAGGCACTCGAGGCTAACGCACCGACAGGGTCAAACGGGACAGAGGGACATAACAACACCGCCGTTGGGAGTAATGCACTCGAGGATAACACGATTGGAGAAAGCAACACTGCCACAGGAAATGATGCACTTAGGGCTAACATCGATGGCGACTATAACACAGCCGCCGGAATGAGCGCACTTAGGTTTAACAAAGCAAGTAACAACACGGCTGACGGATATTGTGCACTCTACCTTAACGTCGATGGAGAAAGCAACACAGCCGTCGGCCACGCCGCACTCTACCAAAATGGACCTGCAGGGTCAACCGGGACTGACGGCGATAACAACACAGCCCTTGGAGCAAGTACACTCAAGAACAACACGACTGGCAGAGACAACACTGCCAGCGGAAAAGACGCCCTCTACAGCAACACCGCAGGCTATGAGAACACGGCTAGTGGTTACGAGGCACTCCAAGACAACATAAACGGAACCCATAACACAGCTACCGGAGTTCGTGCACTCTGGAATAACATTGGCGGTGATCTCCTTCTCGGCGATAACAACACCGCCACCGGGGTGAATGCTCTTAGAACAAACACAACGGGTTATAAAAATACAGCTACCGGAGCAGGCTCTTTATATACCAATGATGCCGGCAAAGACAACACGGCTACCGGCTACAACTCGCTGTATTTCAATGACGGTGGAAACAACAACACAGCCGTCGGACTTGAGGCACTCTACAAAAACATAGGAGGCGGCTCAAATCTCGCCATCGGAGACCACGCACTCCACCAGAACGAATCGGGAATCTGCAACGCCGCCTTGGGTTCTAGCTCGCTGTATCATAACACGGGCGACAAGAACGCGGCGGTCGGATTTGAGGCTCTTAAGAACAACATTGGTGGTCACAGTAATGCGGCTATCGGGGCATACGCAGGGCGGCATATCACTGACGGTAGCGCAAGTCAGACCGCCGTTAAATCAGTGTTCATAGGTTGGGATGCCAAGGCGAGTGCGCTCGGTCAAACTAATGAAATTGTTATCGGGTCTGGTGCAATTGGTAACGGCACTAACACCGCAACCTACGGCGATGCAAACATTACAGAGCATGTGTTCACCAACGGTAACCTCGTTGTGGCATCTCCCAATAAACCGACAGAGGGGGCCGGCTCGGACGGCATTACGGGAGAAATCGCGTGGGATGCTGGATTTGTTTATGTCTGCACAGCCACCAATACATGGAAACGCACAGCAATATCTACTTGGTCATAGTAGATTGTTATAGATAGCGGAATCGCTAAACATTACTTCACCGAAAATTATTAACAGGAGATTATTATGGAAACTGAAATCACTACAGAAGAAATCGCGCATCACTTTTACGCAATGGGCCACAGTGTGGCACTAATCAATAGCTATCTTGACAACGCCCCGGAGGATATGGAGCCGGAGGAAGTTGAGGATTCAATCGGCAGAAATTCGCGGCACCTTGAGATCATGCTCGCCAAAGACTTCTGGACTACAGAAGATATGACAGAGGTTGAGGCCGCAATTACTCGCGCTGAAGGCTAGGGTTACTGCGAATGGAATACGTAGAGTCAAACCTGATGATGATGCTCAAGGACCACGAGGGTAGTGGGAAGGGAGTATCCTATGAGGATGTCGAGGGGAACCTTACTGCTGGGTTTGGGCATCTAGTAGTACCCGGAGATGTTGACCTCAACGGCAACCCCATCACCAATAAGGGGCAGGCCATATCTGACGAGCAGGCAGAGAGATGGTTTAAGAGTGACACAGATAATGCCGTACAGCGGGCCGGTGGTATATATGGGTTCGACCGCATGAGTGCCAGCAGGCAGAAGGCTATGATAGACCTTACCTTTAACATGGGCATAGGGTGGACTAACAAGTTCCCCAATGCTGTGGGGTACGCAAAGGATGCCGTTAACTCTAGCTCGCCAGAGAGAGCCAAGGCTAACTGGTGGAGGATGGCAAGGGAGTTAGAGTATAAGGACGGCAAGGATATACGATCAGGCCATTCCAAGTACTGGAAGCAAACGAAGCGGCGGGCGAAGAATATTACAAAGATGATAAGGGAGGGGTAGGATGTTTGGATTGCCACAGGAAGCGGTGGTTGGTTTGATCTCTGGTGTCGGTGGCTTTGTTATGAAGCTACAGGCTCAGAAGCTTGCTAACCAGCAGGAGCTTTTCAAGATGACCCTTCAAAAACAGGGTGCAAATACAGACAGCGCAGACTCGGCGGCACGTAGAGGGTCACCATTCCTTCGTAAGTTCGCGGCCATGATAGTACTCTTAGTAGCCTTCTTAGGAGTATTCATTGTAGCATTCTTCCCTGATATCCCGGTCACAATCGTTGAGCCAGTTGAGCCGAAGTCCTTCCTCGGCATATTCAGTTGGGGTGGTGGGAACAAGATGACTGTAGCAAACGGGTTTGTCATTCCCGTCTGGTTTAAGTACAGCGTTATATCAATCATCCACTTTCTGTTCGGAACAGGCGCGGCTAAAGTTAGTAAATAATATTGCCCGGACTAAGTATTATGGTAGAGTTCATGAAGGTTAGGAAGACAACCTAGGGTTAGTTCCCCTGTTCTGCGGTGCGAGGCTCATCGTTAAAACTTCCATAAGCCTCATTTTTATTTCCCCTCCCTTTCAGCGGCCTTATCAACAATGATTATTGCCATTCTAGGTGATATCAGGCACACAATTGATAGTATCTGATAGCAAATGAATAGCTTGGTCCTCACCTTAATTTGCCTAAGCACGTTACATTTCATCTATCTTCCCCAGTATTGTGTAGAACATATTGGCATACTCGCCAACTGAACAGCCCGTTAACCCGTCAGCATAGGCGCGTATCTCATAAGCCTCCCGCCGTAGTCGCTCCATAGCCTCGTGGTTTTCCATGCAGTTTAGGAGCGCGGCCTGCTCATCAAGTGTTGGATCTTTCAAGTGCAATTTAATTTCCTTCATGTCTTCCTTTGGTTATCTACCTAACCCGTCTGGACAACCGTAGCCCAGTAGCGCGTTCCATTCTTTGCCAATCTCTTATTCTCTCGCCAGTTGAACAGCCTCCGGATCAAGTAAGAGCGTACTAACGAGATGACCGTGAACACCAACCCAATCCAGATGTTGCTACTTAATGGTATGTGTATTCCGAACATCGGGAATATGATTATCTGTGCTCCGAGGTTTATACCATACCCGATAAGGATATTGATAAAGGCCTCGAAGATACTGCCTTTTTTAGTCTGCATTCTCTAGCTCCTTCTCAAGATTGGCAAGGGCTCGCCATGCTACCTTGGTGCTGTGCCTCACCCCATCCGTGTCCAGCTTACCGGCATCCATTAGGTGGCGGGTTAGGGCATCCAGCTCATCACCGCTCTTGCTTCTATCCCAATGAAGCTCCGACCCCGGATTGTGCTGGTCATTACCCGCCTTGCTACAACGAGCCACCTCTGCTAGTGCCAGTGGGAAGTATCGGACAACCCCCGAAAATATAGGGGTGTCCTTTCTTTCTTGTGCGTCCGTCACCTTACAGATCCATCAGCTTGTTAATTGCCGTCTGCCCATCAACGACAATGCCGCAACCGATAGCCGATTTCTTTCCGGCCTTAGCATATGCCATAGCATATGAGGAGTCGTCAACGCCACAACCAACCTGCATACCAAAGATACGCATGTTGCGACCAACCACCCACTCTGTGTAAGCCTGTGTGTGGAGGTGGCCCTGTACCGTGCTCATCATATCAGCCTTGCACTTGGAGCGAGCTGTACCGGCCTCGCCGTGGATGTACTGGACACCATCAATGTCAACGCGGTCGGTGAAGTACCATCCGGGAGTCTCAAGTACCTCCGCATAGCTCTTGATCCAGCGACGCGGCACGTGTGATGTCTGACTCTTACGCATCACCATCCGGTCATGGTTGCCGATAGTCACATAAGCATCAGGGAAGGACGTGTACCAACGCCTCAACCGATCAACCGCCTGCTCCAGCTCATCACCGCCACCCATACCATCAGCATCCGTTTCGTGGTATGAGCTGAAGTGGTTGTCAATCACGTCGC